TATCCGGAATAAGAGAATACATACTATTAATAGGAGTATTGCTACTTAATGCCTTCTGAACCTGTTTCTTTTTCATGGAATTTATGTATCAAATGTTCAACTTTACTTTTACAGCAATTACACTCACATAGTAAAGACTTCGCGTATTCCCATGTCTTTTCAATAATATCATCTCCGATATACTGAATTTCTTCACCGTACGGATCTATCCCGAATGCCTGGCAGATATGGGTAGCCATGTGACCACATTCATGCCTCCAAGACTTTGCAAATTCTTTTGAGGACGAAGTGAGGGCAATAACCATTACTGTTTCCCGTGTCCCGAAGTTGGAGTAAGTAACTCCGGTATTCAGGTTGCCGGAGTTTATGTTATCGTATGCAGTACGGAGCATATCACCATCGCAGCCGATAGAGTGCATATTATCCAGTATCTCTTCTGTATAATATGTATCTACTGCATAATATGCCATGCAGCTCCAGCCATACTTGGGTAATGTAAACCGTTGTCTTATCATTTATCAGAGCATTTCGTCCCACTCTACCGGTTCTCCGGCCGCAATCATTGTCGCATACCACCGCCGCATTGTTGTTCCGTCAGGAGCATCAGGATCATCAATCGTATCTTTTATGTACAGAGCCAAATGCGCTTCATCAGGAATGGATGATTTCAGGAAGTCAGCCTTCCCCATGTTGGCAACATATACATAGTCATACAATACGTTATTTTCAAGTTTTATACCGTAACGAGTAAGCAATTCATCAACTTTCTCTTTTGATATCGGCTCAATACGTTCCTTTTTCCCAGAAGAAGGATTAAGCTTCTTCATCAAAGATACGGCAAATTCACACATTTTCTTATTGAAGTGCCAACCGAAGTTGGACAGATATACCTCCATTTCTTCCGGCCTTCTGTCTCTTATATCCAAAGGTTCTCTTCTCATGATTTTACAAAGTTATAGGGAGTAGAAAGCTCCACTCCCTAATTAAACATTAACGATAACGGGAATAGCGTCCTGTACCGCGCACGCCACGTCTCTCGCCATAGCCACCACGGTCGCCATAACCTCCACGGTCGGAACCACCGCCATAGCCACCACGTTCGCCCATTTCGTCATAGCGTTCATCGTCATCGTCATAATAACGTTCACGTCTTCCCATGCTTTCACCTCCGGAAAGTTCCTCGATGCACTGCATCAGTTTACCACCGTATTTGAGCATCTTTTCAGCATAGTCGGACATTTTCTCGACTTTGCTTTCTGTGATTTCAATTATCTGCATAATTATTTACTTTTAGGATTGTTACTACCACTTCCCAAAGCCTTGGCAAGCATATCTTTTATATCGGTAAGGGTATTTTCAACACCGGATACCTTTTGTTCAAGAACGCCGATTTTCTCTTCCTGTTCTTTTTCTTTAGCCAGTTGAGGATTAAGCTCCCTAAGCATGGAATCACAGGAGGAAATTACCTTCTCGTGATAAGGTACACTTTCTATTACTCCTCGGCTTATTCTCAACATGGATTCCACCTCAGCATTCATTGCTTCCCGGCTTTCCGATACAACAACTCCATTCGCACCAAAATTGGCTATCGAAAGATTTGCCGGAAGTTGTTTAAAATCAATAGTTTCCTCACCAACCTTAACCGAAACGTCAACAACTGTTTCCATATTTTGGCCATAAGTCTGCCCTGGTACATACTGTCCGTATTTAGGTTGTGGATTACTTACGGAAACAACCTGCCCTACTTTCAATTCAGGGTTTTCCCCTTTTTGAAGGATATAAAATATATTGGATTGTCTTAGACTCTGAAACATAATTTATTAACTCTTTAAGGAGCGGGATTACTCCCACTCCATATTTTACTTTGCCTTTACAGCATTTACGCTTGTCGCTGCCGGTTCACCATTGCTGGCAGCAGCCGGTGTTGAAGCCGTAAATTCCAGAAAACGTATAACGCCTGTGCGCTTATTAAGATAAGCAAGACGTTCCGTAGTGCCTGTAACATCTGTTCCAGTAACCGGATTGTTGTTGCTGTCTACAACAGGGACCTTTGAAGTACCTGTAGTAGTACCGGCAACTGCCAATGTCGACTGTCCTAAGTTAGGAGCTATAACATTTATAGGTAAAGCTTCTCCACCTGCCGGAACATCTGCATGAACCTTCAACAGGATTATGCTTTCGCACGGAAGTGCATTATAGCAGTGAGGATTAATACCATAATCTACACTTGCATCCGTTAACTGAACAGCGTTCGTTGAAAGTTCGTAGATACCATTAACGTCAACTCTCCTAATTCCTCTTGCGGAACGATTCATTAGGAAAGGGCTTGGAAGCCAGTAAGGATACATTAAGTTAGGATATAACATAATTACCTCCTTTCTTAGCAACCGCAAGTTCCTAATGTAGATACACCGAAGTTTACAGGAACGGAATAGTTTACAGGAACATAGTTACCACTGGCCGGGCAATAAGGCATCGGGAATGTAGGCGGTTGCGCACATTCGATCTTTGCCAGACGGCTACTCAAATCACTCAACGCAGCACCAAGAGGAGCAGTAGCCTGTGCCACAATCTGCGAAGTCATTGCGGAACTCTTGAATGTGCTGTTTTCTTCACGCAAGTGGTCAATTTTGTTCTGCATTTCACGCATTTCAGCCGCACGTTGTCCGGCAAGAATTTGCTGTGTGCTGTCCTTGATAGAGTTTTGCAAATCACAAGTCTGTCTCTGCGTTTCGTATGCAACAGTAGCGAAGCCTCTTTCTTGCCCTGTAGCAACACCGTTAATGGCATTCTGCAATGTGTTGGTCTGTTGACAGATTGCCAATCGGTTTTCGCAGCAGCATGAAGCTATCTGTTGAGCGATCTGACAATTACCCTGTTGGATAGCATTGATTATCTGCATTGAACTTTGTCCAACCTGGTTACCAACTTGTTGAACTTGAGACATTACACCATTGATGGCATTCTGAACCTGACCGATTGAACAATTCAAATTAGTAGCCAGATTGTTAATTGCTTGTCCGTTTCCTTGAATTGCGCTCATAAGTAGCTCCCTTCCTGCATCATTGTTAATTAAGTTAGGGATACCGGCTCCAGCAAATCCGCCACCGTTACCGCCATCTCCGTTGTTTCCCCAACCGTTGCGTCCGAAAAGTGGGAACAGGAAAAAGAGGAAGATTATCCACATGAACCATGAACCATCACCGCCAAATCCATTGTTGTTTTTACTTTGCATAGCAACTAACAAATTGGGGTCAATGCCTTTCTGCTGCAATAGTGGAGCAAGCATTGCCAGCATTCCACTACCGCCACCGTTCCCGCCTGATTCCGGGAAAACGTAAGTCTTTGTTTCACTCATAATAATATACAATTATAACACGGTCAATATCAACCGCATCACAAAAGTATATAATAGAAACTGCGTAAATTAGAGCTCATTTTCAAGCGATTTGCGAATATTTTGCAGATATATTGCAATCATTTTGTTTGTTGTTTTTCGACTCTCAAAAGTAGATATCAGGTAACGTACACTGGCTGATGTTTTGCGAAGCAAAGTGGCGATCTGTTCAGGGTACAGACCGAATTCAGTAAGGAAGAACACTACAATGGAGCGGGCATCGACAACCTCAGTCACTTTACTTGATGAAAGGATTAATTCTGTGGAAACTTCAGTTTCTTTTCCTACAAGGTTCAATATTTCGGCAAAAATCTCTGACTTACACATGGTAATTAATTTTTTTGTTGTACTTTTGCCTTTGCCAATCAGTACATACACCAAAAGAACAAAAGCATACTTCGGAATGTTAAGGATATTATACCCCCTGACACAACCGATGTATGCTTTGGTGTATTAAAGTATTGATTGGCGTCAACTTTAATGTGTCGGGGGTTCTTTTTACTCTGCCCCCCCCAAAGAGCTACATTTGTTATGATAACCGGCCTTCTACTTACCGGATAAACTTAGTGTTTAGTATAATTAATGCTTCATTTTAGCCTCCTTTCTTTTAAAACATTTTTCCATTGGAAATTGTTATGTAAGTAAAACTTAAACTTTTCATACCGGAAACGGTCTGTGAAGATAGTAGTTCCGGTAATTTACCACATAAACAAGTTATAACTCACTCCGGCACCGAAGTACAAACCACCCGGATAACCATATCCTGCCTGCAAGCCCAATCCCAAGCGTTTTCTTTTCTGTACAGGAGTAAGAGTGATGATCTTATTGTCTCTATACACTTCCATGAAGTCAAGGGTCGGCTTATATCCACTGACTACCGCCCGGTAATCATCGGTCTTATACTCCTTGCTTGTGATCGGTATCAGTACCGGAATAGAATCGCCTTCTACGGTTCTGTCAGTCGTTGTATCTATCAGAATAGGTAGATATACCGTATCGGTACGTTTCAGAGTTTCCCTTACCGGCTTAGGGATTGTGTCTCTTACTGTGTCCCGGATATGTACGGTATCTCCTTTAATGTACACAGTTGAAGGCTCGTGCGGATTACAACGCATCCACACGAGAACACCTACAAGCAGGCAGACTAATATCCAAGGGAGGGACTTCATAGAATACTTTCGTTCGAGGTCCATTCCGGACTAGACAACAATACATTTAAATCCTCGCCCTCATAGGTAGGATACGGAAAAGACAGCTCTTCCGTTCCGTCATCAGCAATAGTCTTAATCATCTTATGAGGGAATAACGCAGCATAGTGCTGGCATTTCATCAAGGTTTCACTCTCATTTACGCTCTTGCGAGGAACAAGGTTACGCTTGTCTATCTCATCCTGAGGGACCTCTTGCAAGTCAATTGTTGGGAATACTGTGTATTTCATAAACTTTACTATTTAACCAACTATATAATATCTATTGGGATATAAAATTCAGTGAGTTATGCATAAGTTTGCTCTCTTACTTCAAGTTCAGCTCCTCCCCCATTGTCAGCAGGCGCACCAATCCTGACAAGGCTGACTTTTTTTGCGTTTTTATTGATAATGACCACATCGAATGCCTGTTCATTTATTGTTCCATTAGTTCGCTTACCATAAATATAAGAAGCCCTTTCACCAATCTCATCACTATCCGCATTAGCCTTGTCGCAAGTTGTAGAAAATATTGGTATACCACCATCTGTCTTTTTCATTAAGTCCATATGCGTATGCCCCTGCAACATACACGCAACATTTCCACTATGCGAATCACATATATTAGCTATCTGCTGACCAATAGATGTTAATGTAGGAGTCCAAGATGTCGGATAATCATCAGACATATAACAATGAGCAACAACAACTGCAAGATAACCGTCTGGCATATTCGCTAGGGTATTGTTTAACCAAGTAGCCTGCGTTTCCTCAAATTTACCTGCCGAATCATCAGTAAACACCGAAAGGAACACATACCTCATTTTCTGGACAGTGTTATCTACATAATAGTAATTTGTATTTGCATCGCCTATAACACAGTCTGTCATGCCACTTTGTAATGATGACCATATTTCTGCGTCCGTGATATTGGTTTTTACCTGCACCTCATCTTCTTCAAAATAATTCATATATTCGTGATTGCCGATGGCGCGATATATCTTATTGCTTAAAGAATTAAACGCCAAGTTACAGTCTATGTTCAATCCGTCTGCATAATCTCCTCCCATTATAACTCTTGGTAACGGAACTCTGCTTGAAATGTAATTAATGAGCGCGGGGGAGTTTTTAGTATTGCGGAGCCAATGGATGTCCGTGATGAATACAAATGCATCGTAATTGCCTTGCGCATCCGCCATCTTACCTCTTATCGTTGATAGCTTATCCTTAAGGTAATTATCCTTCAAATAATATGCAGGTACAGGTTCGCTTCTAGTTTTTCGTATCTTAAGACCTGTATAAGTAGCATATGATGCACTCATACCGCTTGTTGTCGGGTACAACCTTACAGACAAAGCTTCATATAACAAAGAAGGCAAAAAAACTATTTTACCCGCACCCATTGACTTAATCTCAGTTTTTTCACCGTTTTTCGTAAAACCATAAATTTGTATTGATCTAGCAGAAATAGCATCTTTTATGTTATCACAAGAAATTTCAACCTGTTCATCAGCCGCAACCCCGAATCGGGCGATATCCTTATAGATATAAGTTGCTTTATCTCCTCCTGTATTATCGTTATTTACATCCTCTCCGACAAGATACTCGTTATAATCAAGTATTACGCCATCTTCAATATCCTTATCGTGGTATTTAGTTAAAGATATACCATCATAAATGTAAATAATTCCATTATATTTATACAATACACCTCTATCCAAGATATTAGTTTCTTCTGTATCAAATGGGGCTATGGAGCAACATCTATATATCTTATTTCTGGAGGTTGAATAATATAAATCACCGATTTTCCAATCGCTATAAATGGCAGATGAAGCACCAATTCCAACCAGTTCAAACAATTTATCCTTACCATCAGCATAATCTTTTGCCTCTTTAATAATTAAGTTTGAGAAATCTGCATATAACTTGATTGTTCCAGACATAAGCACCGATGATCCTGTTAAGTAAATCGCTATAGCTTCAACATCGGAAGTAATATCTATCAATGTATTTACATTTAATGCGGGGCTCCTTGTCTCATCTGTATACCATAAGTACACACTAGGATTCGAATTTATTATTCCATCTGCATCCACAACATTAAATGTCACCTGAGAATCCTTTTTAATTATGCACGGGAACTTTACATCTGGTTCTACAGATAAACCCGCAGTTAGTGCTATATTTATCGTAGTTCTCCCTCCTGCTATTTTTTGCGTGTACGCAAGATTGTCAGAAACGCATTTAATACTTTCGTTTATCTCGGGAATAGACGTTGAAAGTGTTTCTACATCGTCTTCAACCCCATAATACTTGAATGAGGTGATAACATTTCCGGCATTATGACCTGTAATATAATATGCATAGCCAGTAATATCTCCACTTGTATAGGAGAATAGAGTACGCAGACTATCGTAAGTAGTCTTATTCTTGATAGTTCTGCTTATCCGCATACCGTCATTCTTATAAATATAGAATGTCAGCATACAACCCGGCTGGAAAATAGCATCAGCATCTACATATAATCCGACATCTTCTCCATCTGCAAGAGTGAAATCCCGATTAACATATTCGCCATTGGCAGGTATTGCGTCAGTATTGCTTCGTGTGTATCCAATTTTGGAAAATACTTCCTCAAAGTTCCCATCAATCGCAGTTGCTAAAGTACCCCATGATTTTTCAGAGTCTTTTGCTATATCAAATATCTTTTCCATAACTTATTCGTTTTTAATTAATGTTTCATTTGAAATTAAAGTCTCGTTGTCTAACATTGTCAAGTAGCTGGAGATAACTATGTTGATCTTCTGAGGAGACTTGGTGACCTTTCCGGTTACTTCATAGACACCGTTGTCTCCAGATATGGACATGTCGCTAATGGCGTTAGATGATATATCGACCAACTTATCAGAGGAATTTGACAATGTTATGGTGATAGTAACCGTACTACCCTCAATAACGTATTCCCCCGGATTAGCCGAGTAGGATATCGACGAATAAGGGATGTTGCTCTTCACTATCGGTCTAAACTCCACCATGCCCGGATACAGAGTGCCTAGTTTGTGCTTCTTTAGCTGGCGCTCCAACAGAAACTCAGAAAGGCTGTAGGGGAATAGCAGGAGAGACCATAATGCGAATTTGGAGAAACGAGAATCATTTTCCCTAATTACTCCTAGACACATGGAATCACCGTCAACACCTATACCTACTTGGATAGGATTTCCATTATATATATACTTTGATTGATATGATATCTTCTTAAAATCCGATATATCAACTAATGTGTTACTTCCAAAACTAGTAGTTGCGCTCTTATCTGCAAAAGTTTCAAATATAAAAGCTCCATTACTTACTATATGGCTTTTAGACACAATTGAGCCAGATTTACTGCCTAAAAATTCTCTATCCGCCACTACCGTATAGTCCTTCAAAATAGGCAATCCGGTAGCCTTGCCGAAGTCAGAGATGCCGTCAAGATATAAGGCACCATCAATTATTCCACTTTCTCCTTCCCAACCGATGTTGTTTAGCTGGATGTTGTGACCACCTACAAAGTCAATCAACTGATCGCCAAACTCTGCATGATTCTCGTTGGTGATTCCCTGTCTTTTGACATCACACAGTATATCAGGTTTAACATACTTGTCCAAGTTGTAGTAGGCTATTACTTGATTAATCTCGTCAGTGGTCAATGCTCGTTTGGCGATGAAAGTCCAGTACCAGGCAACAGAGGAAGTGTACCATATCCCTTGATTATTAAATCCTTCAACAGAAAAATAATCTAATCCCGTAGAATCTAACAAACTGTTAGCTATATAATCATTTTTATCTCCCAGTATGGTGTTTACATTAGATATCTGACCGTTTCTTATATCGGTTGAAGTATAGCCGTATATTCCAGTTTTCCCGGTTTTCCCTTTTTCTATCTTAGATTCCAAATAAGAAGTAGGGGTAAATAACCAGTTATTTCTATTAACAGAATCGGATGTATCACTAATTTGACACATCATGGACACAACCGTTAACTCCTTGCTTCCGTCCAGCATCTCGGATACAGGATTCTGACTGACAATCATGTCGTTGACTCCGTCAGTACATAGTGAGCCTTGTAAAGAAGGAATAAATTCAATAGTACAACCTATCCAATCTTCAAGTTCTGTACCAGAATCAATCAAAAATCCATGACCTTTGGTAAATCCATAGCTATATGGAAATTCGTAAACACCGTCATTATCAATACTAATATTAGTAAGAGCATCCCCTTCATTCTGTGCATACGAGTATATCAATCTTCCATTACGAGGAATACCTGTTACTTTAGCCTTAAATGCTTTAGTATGAGTGTTTCCTTTCCATATAATCATACGATAAGAATTGATTCCTCCAACATCGCTTATTATGACTTTATCGGGGCGGACATCTAAGAGTTCACTAGCGTCTCTACCCCAAGCTGTAAAGTCTTCTTCATACTTCCCATACCCGCTATTAAGCTTATACGCGAAGTTGAGAAGCTCAAAATCCCCTCCCCTGCCAGGAAGCTTGTTCTTGATGATATTGCGGTCGGGATCAGTGTTGCTCTTGCCGTCAGCTATCCATACACCTGCCAAGGCAGACAATACATCGGGAGAGATGTAGGGACGGTCGGTAGCGGAAGAAGCTCCCGGAACTCCCAATCTAATCGCATTGAAGCGGATAGGATCAAGCCCTATCGCATCAAGCCTAATCGGATTTAATCCTATCGCTCCCATTACTCTTCTGATTCATAATATTGGGCCTTGACCGGCTGCGTTTCACATTCAATCTTGATGTATTGTCCGGGGATTATTCCGACAATCGGACGGGCGAACTTCTTATCGTAATTCCTGCTCTCTACAACAGAGAAATTTTCTCCGTCATAGCTTATATACACCCAAAGCTTACCTCCTTTTTCAAATGTGATCTGCAATCCTATTTCTGCCGAATTTACTTGTACAGTATCACTTATATAATTACGTTCGCCTTTAGCAAAGGTTATATCTGTTAATGCCATGATTGTTCCTCCTATTATTATGATTCAAATTTGATATCGTTAATTCTATTCAACCACCCTCGTTTGAACTTGTTGTTTGCAGGACGTTTCCGGCAGATGTCCTCTATAAAATCAAAACGAGCAATCTTGATCCGATCAAATAACTCGCGTGGATTCTTAGAATTAACTGCCGAAATGGTTTTTGGTCCGACAATACCGTCAGGAATTACACCGACCAATTCCTGCGGGATCTTGATACCATGAATACCAGAGGCCCACACCCAATCAACGAGAATATTAGCAACTGATTGAGATTTTATCTCGTCAGCCTTCCAACGGTCCCAATACATTGTTTTCATGATCTCTGTCCATTCCTCCTTAGAGAGATTCTTCAACCTTTCTATTGTTGGTTTTGGATAGCCTTTTTTCTTGCAATAAGCCTCATAGGTGGAGATTGTTACTCCCATATTGGTAGCTCCTCCTAAATCATCAGGATCATTTACGAAACCACCTTCCCATTTTAAGATGAACGGTGCCAATTCTTTTACATCTGCCATATTTCTTCCTCCTATAAAATCAATATTAATACTACAACCTGGATCACCTGACCAATAACTCCTCCTATTAATGTAGCAGCAATATCGAGCCAATCCCATTTATTCCCGTATGCGCAGTCTTTAAATTCCATGCCGGCAGCCAGCCCCGCGACAAACAAGATCGTCAGAAGTACACCTGCCGGAATAGCGTAGAGCAAGTGCTTCATACGGTTACTTTCCCTTATCCAGCTCATCATTCTTTGTTTCTTTATTGTTCAGTCTATCAACCAAACTGTTAAACTTACCGTTAACATAGATGCCAATCCCAAATATACTACCAGCATATATCAGACATTGAGCAAAAAACCATAATACGCTATCATGGATCTGTCCTAACGGCTCTACAACAAAACCCGCAACGGATAGTCCGACTCCTGCAAACAACATTCCTACTGCGGTCCATACCTGTATATCTTCTTTTGTATTCTTCTTCATATCAAGCAAGTCAGATAAACGGTTAACAACGAAACTATCTCTATCCAGAACATAGGTTTCCTTTTGACAAGAGTCGCAATGAAGTTACCCGTCCAGTTCTCACTCATGGAGATAGCCAAATATGCAATAAATCCCACCCATAAGAAGAGCCAATACCAGGCATTACAACCTACCCATATTTGGGAGAAGATTAAAGACATGGCGGCACCGATACAGTGGGCGGTTTTCTGACTTCCTTTAAAGTTGGGAGACACACCTAGCACTCCCATTCCGACAACAGAAAGGAATACAAGAAACTGGCTGTTCTCGGAACTGGCTTCCAATGCAGCCGGAAGAAGCAATGCGCCGGAACCGACCATGCAAAGAGTAAACCAGAACTTATGCGTCAGGGCGTAGTAGGTATCACTGATTGAATAAGGGATTTCTTTACCCCTCTTAATCATCGCAAAGACATACCCGGCGATGAGGATGAATGACATTAATACTAGTAGAATCATAGGTTTATCTGTTTTTTAAGTTATTGATTTACTTTTGAAAGAGCTTCGTTTACAGCCATTCGATCAATTACACGAGTAAATAGCTGTGTATACTTTTTTAGAGATTCCGCTTGTTCAGGCGATATATCAACTTCTCCTTCCCGGTGTATATCTTGTGCAAGATTAAATTCTCCAAGATCACCTGTAGTCTGAAAAATCGCATTTCCAAATGTTTTAGATACATCGATGGTACTCTTATTCCCTTCGAGATCCACTAGTTCAATTTTTCTAAAATCTATTTTCATAATTTATTGTATATTATTATTTAAGAATATACAGATTATTAACGTTATATGGAGAAGATGTTGTTGCAATACCCGCAGTTACAAATGTTCTGAACCCCCATGCCTCAATAGTGCAAGTAAGAGAATTCGGTTGGTTATATATCACCCTCTTGGGATAATCTGAGTTATTAACTACTGTGACTTTTTTATATTCCGCAGAACTACAAATGCGTAAAACATTATTTCCTCTTCCCTTCATTATAACGCAATCTATTGGTTGTCCTGATTGAGGGTATTTGTCTACATTCGTATCCGTACCATATCCATACAAACGAACATTAAAATTCGAATCATAATTAGCAGAAACTTCTATCTTAGTCATTACCCTATGCCCGAACTCTCCTCTACACCAAATATCAGATGCGTAAAATCTCCATGAGCGACTCTCATCGTAGTTATACCCTTGTTGGTATAAATCACCGCCAAACCAAGTAGTTTTAAAATCTATATTTAAAGAAGACTTAGTATCTGCTGTATCTCCAAAGGTTATTGATCCGACTTCTTCTCCTGCCGCATTATTTGCCGTTAGTTTCTTAAATGACCCAATCGCACCTTTAAGGTGGGTTACTTGAAGAGTATCAACATCAATAAACTCCGTCTTTATCTTCCCGGCTTCTATGAAAGTCTTTCCGCCTACGGTCATTCCCCCACTTTCAGGAAGAGAGATTTTTCCGTCAGCAGTTAACTCAACACCTGTCTGATTATGCTTAATAGAGCCTTTAGTCATTAACCAACCCTCTGTCTTCTCCAGATTACCCACAAATATCCCCGAAGTACCGAGGACATCAATAGTTGCGTTCTGCGCCAAAAGGACGTTGGTAGCAACGTTCACAAATTCACTGAATTCTTCCCACTTTGTTGAATCGAAAGAAGAAGTAGATGTATGAGTAATCTTACAGAGTTTGTTCTGGCCGTTATAGATTACAGTATCTATAAATGCATCATTATGATAATACTCGGTATTTGGTGCCCATACTCCACGCGGGCGGAGCATTGCACCGGGTAGGCCTGTTTGTCCTTGGCTTCCAGTAATACAAACCGGATCGCTTTCCCATGTAGAATCATCCGTATAAGTGACCTTGGTCTTAGACCATAAGTATTTGCCGTTTTGCCACGTGGGAGAAGTGCTAGACCAAGAGCCACCAACCAAAGAACTGGAAGAAGTAGAAAGGTAGTATAAGACATCAACTGCTTTCACTCCTTTGCCGTCATTACCGCTAGGTCCCTTTCCGCCTGTCACACATACGGGGGTAGTTTCCGTATAAGAATTGTCTGTATAAGTTATAACGGAACGTGTCCAGATATATTTACCGTCCTTCCATGCCGGAACAGTAGTAGACCATGAACCACCCGTAGTGGTGCTATATGATGTAGACAAATAGTATTGCTCGGAAACACTTTTAACGCCAATTCCCGTAGCCCCCTTACCACCCGTCACACATATCGGATCGGTTGTCGTTGATGCGCTATCTGTATATGTTATTACTGACCTAGTCCAGATATATTTCCCATTTTCCCATGTCGGAGGTGTTGTACTCCAAGAGCCACCAACCAAGGAATTAGAAGAAGTAGATAGATAATACTCTTCGACAATGCTTGATACTCCCCTACCATTATCTCCAGTACTACCTTTACCTCCGGTGACACAAGCCGGATTGGTTTCAATAGACGAACCGTCTGTATAGACCACTTTGGTTTTACTCCAAATGTATTTCCCATCTACCCAAGTTGGTGAGTTCGTAGACCATGAACCACCGGAAAGGGAGGTTGAAGAACTGGAAAGATAATAAAGAACATCAACGCTCTGTACACCTTTACCGTTCTTTCCTGCTTCGCCCTTGATTTTAGACCATTTGTAATCAGAGAATACATTACTGTCATTTTTCTCAAAGTCGGTATACTGCCCAATCCATTCCCCTGAAGTTTCCCCATTATTGTCTGTAAACGTTTGGCCGTCATTTGAATACTTAATATGCAAGTATGAAGTCTTTCCATCTTCGCCATTAACACCGGGAATCCCTTGTTCACCTGTTTCACCCTGTAATCCTTCAAATCTGGCCCATGTATACTTGGAGGGATCATTACTATCCTCCTTAGTAAAGTCTACATAAGTACCGATGAACACATCTGGCGTTTCTGTCATTTGAGAAGCTGTAGGGTTCTGGACGGGAGAATATTTAATATGAAAATATGATGTTAATCCATTTTCTCCATCTTTGCCGGGTATTCCGTCCTTTCCGGGCGCTCCTTGTGAGCCTGTATCCCCTTTAGATATAGATTTCAACCAGTCCGTAGAAGAATCTGACGGCTCCTGCGTAGTAGTAGACTCAATACATATCCATGTACTGCCGTTATGAGTCACTTCATCGTAGTACCAATACGTACCAGACTTCCATTTACCCTTGAATACCGGAACGGGAGCCTCAGTCACACCGTCACTGGATATCTGCCTGATAGTTCCGGTCATATAGACTCTATTGAGATATGCGCTATGACCGGACATATCAATGCCAAATAGCTTCAGGTTAGATAAATCGCCTAACTGCATGGCTATCATTTCCTTCGTTATTTCCCAGTTATTAACACCTTTAAGGAAGCGGATGTAATTCTGTGTAGAGTAACATGACTTTTGGCGCTCAGCGTTAGTGAAATTACCGTATGCGACAAAATGCATCGCCTTACAAGGATTGAAAGTATATCCACTACGGAGGACGTATTTAAAGGAAGCGTTGTCTATTTTTTCTGTAATCCGAAAATACGCAGTCTGGAAACCGGTATCGTTATTGAATACTCCCTTACAAATATCATCAATCTCTACTTGTGATACCTCCCCGGGTTCCAGCTTTAAATGAACGGTCTTGTTCGCTACATCTACTGATTCAATGATACCACCGCCGGGAGCATTCCATTCTTCACCGGATACAATAGACACTCGGTTATACCGCAACTCCGGTACTTCCAAGAAATCACGCAGCCGCAAAGACTTTGCGTCAATATGGCCTTCGGGAGTAATCAGCCAGCCTATGAGGTTCTGCACATAGTCTTTTGATGATATTTCCTTTGAGAAAGTTGCGTCTTCGGCTATCAATTTCTGAATAACAGCCTTGATCTTAACATTAATACCGGCAAGGAAAGTTATCAACCCTCTAGCTTCATCATCCTCTATCTTGCTAAGATATTTGTTCCCGGATTCTTCTTCCGTAATAATTGGAGATAATCGATAATGCTTTCTACCGTCTTCTTCAGATATAGTATCATCCTTCACCAGTTTATACACGCCTTCGCCTATTTCGACAGAAATAATCTGACCGGCATACGGGAAATACTCTTCCGCGTCCGTATTGCGGGCATACGATGTCGCATCCTCCAATGTCTTGAAGGTTTCAGTGGAATCAATAGGTCTTCCCGTTGTTCTTTTATATTGTAATGCAAAACTACTTCCGTTTATCTTCACCATAATCTTATGCAGTTTTAAAAGTGAAAGTATCAGGGTCATTCAATCCGGGTGTCTGAATAACCCACATCTTATAACTAATAGCGGCACTTCCATTGGCTCCTTCTACGGAAATATCCACCGGGCCGGTAGTAATACCCGTATCTTCTATGAAGTTGCCCGGGTAAGCTGTCAATGTCAATTCTTTGATCACATCTGCTGGAATACACACAGCAATCGTTTTCCATTTATCTACAGAGAACTTATATGTGCCCGGCCCCTTATAAAGTCCACTTGTTCCTAATGCACGTACTTCAGCAGAAGTGGCGGGAACAGAAGAACATATACCGGCAAACCATTTACGGCGGACATTTACACTGATTGTATCTCTAAGTTCTTGTCTTGGCAATGAGCCATCCTCACTAGCAGCATATACAATCATTGCTTCATAGGTTTCACTACGAGTATATATACCCTCCAACTGTCTGACAGCAGTTTGGATACCTCCAACTTCTTCTGAGAAGCTCAGTTTATTATTAGGGTTGCCGTCGTAATACGCAGACTCCATAGGCCCCTGACCGTTCCTTGATGCAGTATACGTGATGTAACCTTTGTCTGTACCGAACTCAACATCATTGGGAGTTGATATTTTGCTTTTCAATTCTCCTACTGATTTTTGAGATAACATTCGAATAAAGGCATCTACTACCGTAGTTCCTTCTAGAATGACATCACCGGCCTTAAAATATCCGGCCTTATCGACGGTAACTTCTACATTTTTTGTGAACTTGGCAGTTATTTCACCAGTATCGGTAGATGTCCCTCCACTACTGATTACTTGTTGCTTAATCTTCTCTTTACGATAAGTAATAGAATCAATTTTACTTTCCAGATCCCCCAACTTAGAGTAAGGAGCAGTCTCACCGACAGTATATATCAAAGAATCATACGGAATATCCAATGGGTATTCATAACCAATTATCCGTGATATTCTTCCGTCCTCAAAATATGCCTTATTGATCAGATTCACTTTTTGTCCAACGGAAAACCGCTTCGAAAATGCGGGGTCATACATGCCAGTATCAGGGTCAATACCATAGACATAGTCCGACATCATCGTAGTGTCGTAAGTAGAAGGGTCCTGCTTTAATTCATTGATATACTCCCTTGCTCTTTTTTCAACTTCTTTCTCTGCGTCAGGAATAAGTTTATCGGATATAAACTGAGGATCATATCCGTAAAGGATATATGTATCGCCACTGGTAGGATGCAATATTTCATCCGGAAGCATACGCCCATAATCATCGTTACGCTTTACTTCATATACCTGCGCTTTGGGATTCCACGTCCCGTCTTCAAGAAGTTCAGACTGATATATGTCAGATGAGGGGTCATAGGGGTTAAATATGACTTCAAAATCCATACCGGCTAAAGGACCGGATTGAAATATAACACGCAATTCCTCTCCGGGTAATTGATAACTTTTTGAGAAAACCTAGGTCAGCATCTTTAAATCGCCACGCGGTCCATTTTTCTTCATCCTTACTACCATCTGGTTTCTCTGTTATATCAGTATATGAATGCGTATATACATCCCCTAATCCACCCACACGACTTGGATAAATATCGTCAAAAACAACAATCTGTTCAATTGCTTCCTCTGTATACATGTCGGGGTATGCGTCAATGTATGGAACTCCCTCCGGCATCATCAAGCGTTTGGTTACAATCCCTTCAACGGTCAACAGATCCTTATCGTCAGAAAAATAACTTATAGGGACCTGACTTTTTATTATATTGTTGATAGTATACCGATTACCAATGGAAGCTGTGACCCCTTCCGGCAAACGTATAACATTGGAGTCATCACCCGTTAACAGATCAGGATTATAAGTAGCCGAAAAAGTTTTTCCCGGATTGGTACCAGAGAGAAAGGTTACAGATACGTCTGCCGATGCAGATAGGCACTCTATTTTGACATTCTTTTCTCCTGCCCTTCCGATAGTGTATATCACCGTTTTTCCTGGATGATTCAGAGTAAAGCTGAATGTAAACAAGAGCTTGCAATTATCGGCCTTTTCAGAAAGAGAGAAATCGGTGTCGCTAAAACCAATAGTAAGACTTGAGACTGAATTATTGAAAACTTTCTCTTGAATATCCAGTACTTTCTCTACGCCCCCGACATGGTAAACCAATGATAATTTTGCCTTAAAATTTTCAATGTTTGACGTGAATCGGGTGCTAAAGTATAGCGTCATTGAATTGAATGATATACGATATTTGCTTGCCGGCATAGAAGAAGCAAAAACATCTGTTGTAACTTTATAGGCACTCTGCTCCCCTTCCATTTCTCCCTCTTTGAAAACATTCATGTTGATAGGAGATATCCCTGTATGGGAAGACGATGGGAAAAAGTTTATATTTAGAGGCCTTGAAGTATCGGAAATATCTCTTCCTGTAACATTTTTAACATCAAATATCAAATTCTTCCGGTAAGTAGAAGGAATGTTTCGTGTAGAACCAAAAGCATATACTCTAGTAGCGTAGGAAGTCTGGCTATCGCTACGACTCATAGAACCGACATTAACTCCAATCTCAAAGTCAACAGGATCACCATGTTCACAACGGCCAAAATGGATCACCCCTTCCTCTACCCACCATTCACATTCAAAAGTCTCCGCCATCTGAGATAGGGTGTCCAACATATTCATGTTATTATATGAAATCAGTTTGGACGATTCATCAACAGAAGCATCAATCTCATAAGTAAATGCTTTATCTTTATACTTATATCCTAAGACCTCCAGATTCTTTATAAATACATCCATGTGGACATTTAAGGTATCAGTCAAATTCCAACTAGCCTCTTTACCGCCACTCTGTGGAGTATAGAAGAATTTCTTATTCTTCCATTTCCAGTAATAAGCGTCAAGGCGGAGTTCGTAGTCATAGCCTCCGGTAGTGGTATTATAGGTAGGTTTATACAGGTCTACTACTTCAAATATTCCCAACTCATTGTCTATGTAGTCCCCTAACTTGAAATAGATAGGACTGGCAAGGGAAAACTTTAGAGTTACATAATCTTCCTGCATCAAAAGGAAGTGTCTCTTCGAACCCTCATTGATAGGAGTCGAAAAACGAATGTTGCCGGATATGTCTTTGATGTCTACTAATTCCATAACACACCAAAGTTCGGAGATAAAAATCTCAAAACATAAAATCCGGCAACCCTATAAACCACAATTTGCCTATTGTGGCAATTTTACTCTCTATTACCCGGATTCGGCTCGTTTAGCTTTACTGAGATCTTTGAAAACGTCCTTATTGTATTGATTCCAAAAGAAGCGGACCTAATATAATACAAATGATATACTTCTTCGCCTAACGCTGGGATCTTGACAGTAAATTCCCCCTTTGTTATCTCATTCAGAAATGCTTTATACTTAGCTATGTAATCAGTTGGGGAATTCCCTTGTAGGGTAAAGGTTAGTGTTAGATCCCGTTCATCAATCTTCCGATTGGCTATAATTATTTTCTTCCCGTCCTGTAAACGAGACTTATTCTCTATAATTTCTTTCATTGGAAGCGGAGCGTAGATAGCTTCAATGAACCCGTCTCCCATTCTCACGCCCCACGTCGCAAAAGCGTCTTTATTGTTAATTAATAAGTCAACCATAGATTATAATTTTGATGTATTACGTTTAACTTCTGCAATATCTGTCTCAATATTCTTCAATGACTTGTTCATGCTTGTTGTATCATCATGAATACCTGTCAACTCTTCATAAGACAGCCTTAACAAATCCCGTGTCTCACTAGCAATATCCTTTATCCCTGTAGTATTGGAAATAATAGGCAGCATATCAGCTCTCAATTCAAGAATAGACATCGTTTGAAGCTGGTTCTGATTCTTAATCTCTTCTCCGGCAATTTGCAAAGCAGTGAAACGTCCGTTAAGTTCGTCTATTGAATCCTGAGAAGCAGTTGCAAAGCCTTTCTTCGACGATTCCTGAGAAGTAGCAGGAGTATCCCACCCAAATGTTTTAAACATTTCTTCTCGATCATGCATCATATCTTCTACAATCTGTTGATACTGTTCTTTGAGAAGGTCTGCTTCGTTTTTAGTAATTTTACTATCACTTCTCGCTGCATCGCTCCATTGCTCATAAAGAGCATTTATACGGCCTTGATACTGACTAGCGACTAACCCAGCCATGATTGACTTACGCAGATAATCCTCAAAGTTATCACACATATCTTCAAAAGAAGTATCCATATCGGATAACTGATCAATAAACCCATTGTAGAAGGAATCAAAATCAACCCCTGTCATGGCTTGATTAAGAGCATCCCTCAGTTCATTCGCTTCATCTTTACAAGCTACGATACTATCCAGGTTTTCACGAATTCTGGCATCAATTAAACTCCATGCTTCCGGCATTTGGGACTGAATGAGGAACAATTCATCTCCTGACAAACTATACAAGTCTGTCATGGAGCTTATTGATTTACCTAGGATGTCGCTCATCCGCTCAAAACCACCTATTGCACCAACATTTTTGTTAGAATGCCATTCTGCACTATGAGACTTCCAACTTGCACCGGCACGCCCCGAAGCTGCAGCAATATTTTGGAGATTAATTACTTTCTTCTCGTAATTATCCATGGCTTGTGTAGCTGCTTGAACAGATGCAAATCCACCACCGAAAACGATATCTTCCTTGCTTTTGTCAATAATACGATCATAGACCTCATTTATTGCTTCAAGCTGTTCCTTTACTCCTTCATAATAAGCGGTACCGTCCGGCCCCCCAAAGAAACTGGATATAGTTTTAGTTATACCGGCAAGAATCCCCGTAGTTGATGAAATTATACTGAATGGCTTTGTTAAATCAATGCTTTCAAGCCCGCTCATGATTTGCCCTAATCCGGAAAGAGCACCGGAAATAGATTCAGGAACCGCAACGCCTAGATTTGTAAGCATATCAATTAAGTTATTACCGGCGTTTACCAACTGTTGTCCTTGCTGGCCTATACTATTCACAGCTTTTGTTAATTTGCCTTGTGATTCTAGACGCTCTTTCTGCGCATCTGACAGATTTCTCTCTGCCTGCTCTTGCGTTAGTAGTTTAGTTACTACCTTTCCGGTTTTATCAGTATATTGTCCGATAATAACTTCTCCACCCTCTTGTACAGTATTCAAATCCTCTTGCGCCTTTATTACGGCTTCAGTAGCGCTTTTATAGCCTTCAATGCCTTGCTTAAGTTCTCCGAAAGGATTTCTTTCTACAATCTTCAAATCAATATTACTAAATGCTTCTTGGAGGGCTTTTAAATCAGTTGGTTTTAAATCTTTTGCCGACTTATCAATAATCTCTTTCAGCTTATCACGCATTTTAGTGAGAGTTTCAGTAGACTGTGTATCCAAGTCCCCGAAGATATCAGCAAAATTGATAGACTTCTTTAGCTCATCAAAGGTTACTTCTTTCAGTTTACTATCCCACTCTTTTTTTAGGGACTCTTTTTCACCTTTGGTTGCAGCTTCTACTATCTTTTGGTTGTATTCTGCATTTATAGCCACTTTCTTCTGTTGGAAATTGCCATATTCAACAAGATATTCATTCCAGGCCTGCGCCTCCTCCTTATAGGGGGCAATAGATTGTTGTATCAATTCGTTTGATATTAGCTCGTTGAACTTAGATGTATCAACCTTTACCGTAGAAGGATCAAATGTCTTTTTCTTGTAATCCTTGCTTTTCTTGGCATTTAATTCCTCTTGGGCATCAAACAACTTCTTCTGATATTCGATTTCCGTCCGAATATAATCTTCTCTTTGGCGTTCTAGGTCTTGTATTTCCTTCTTGTTATCCAATTCACGCTGTGCACGGATTTTAGCTTCTCCTTCTGTCATGGTATCAATACGGGACTGTATAGCCTGATTTTCCAAATCTTCTTCCCGTCGCTTTCTTTCGATGGATTGCTTATCCATGAGGCTAGAGATTTTTTGATTCTGGTCTACAATAGAGTTGTATTCTTTAGTAAGCCCTTTATCATCATAGATTTTTAGTTTTTCCTCGGCTTCCGTTTTCTGCTTTATGAGAGCATTATATTGTTTTGCGACTTCTTCCGGTACACCTTGGGTACTTCCAGTCTTTAAAACCTTTAAATAAGAATCTTGAATTTGTTTTAGTGCATTATCGGCTATCTCAACTTGTTGTTGCCAATAATCATAGGTTCCTTCTTTAGGTTTAGGAAAAATGCTTATAGTATTTATATGGTTAATAAAAGCCGTCTGTTGCTCATCTAGCTTAGATATATTATTTGAAATATCGTTGTATATCTTCTTTTGCTCTTGAAACGCTTTATTTGCAGCAACGATTTCGTCATTAGCTTTAGCTACAGCATTAGTAGAACCATATAATCCTTTCTGTTGTGCTTCCAAAGCTTTATCTCTTTCCTCATTAGCTCTCAATAGTCTTTGGCGTGCCTTTTCTAAAGTTACTTGCTGATTCTTTAGTTTTATATCCTCTTTATCTTTCTTTACTGCAATATCCGCAGCTTTATCCATATAACTTCGGGCTATAGCACTCTGTTCTATTTCTTTAGACAACGCATTATAAGCAAGTTTCAATTTGTCCAAATTTACTTTCTCTCCATTAATAACATCAGCATATTTAGGATATTTAGAAATCCACGCATTTGCGGCAGCTGTTCTCTCCTTTTGTGATGCCGATGTATTTTTTAATTTTGTATAAAGCAAATCTAATTCTACCCTTTCTTTTTTCGATGCTTCAATCCCTTTTCTTCTAGCTAAAGCTAGTTCCTGCTCGGCTGAAAGTAAATCAAGGGTGACATCTCTTGCTTTTCCTAAACTACCAATCCATTTAATTACATCTTTCCCGTATACAGAAAGCAAAGTCAGCCCAACAACAAGAGCGGTCTGCCAACTTAAAATAGATTTTGTAAGCTGCTGCCATACAGGAGCAACAGCCTTGACATCTTTATTTCCTGCTTTTAATTCTGCTTTAAATGCGGCATATTCTTTTCTCGCTTTAGCAATCTCATCTACAACGATAGGCAGGTTGTTTGAAATCGCGAGGAAAAAGGTATTAGCACTTACAGCTAGAGAAGGAAGCTCACGGGCTACCTGTTGCACTGAATTGCCAAGTCCGTTCCATGCACTTGCATAATTACCAACATTCCTTTGATGATTCCCAATCGTTGCATCTAGCTCTTTTATTTTTGCATCTGCCTGTTGAATAGAAACTAATAGTTCTTTCCCGAATGGAGATGTTCGCTCACTTTCTGTCAATGCTCTATAAGCAGCTCTCATCCTACCTAAAGATTGAGAAAGAGCATCCATAGAAGTGGCGGAAGCATTGTCTAACTTAGCGTTAGCACTCAAACTCTGTCTTACTTCAGCAAGTGCTGTTTTATGAGTAAGCAAAGAGTTATTTAATTGTTCCAGTCTCCTTTGTTGAGCAGATGAAAGGTTAGAAGATTCCCCCTGTGATTTAGTGATCTTTTTTATTTCTGCGTTAAGTAGCCGGATCGCATTTTGCTCTTCTATTAACCTCTTTATGTTTTGCCCTCTCGTACCGAGAACATCACCGATTTCAGCTTTCAGTTCTTCATACGCCTTAGCCTGCGCCTGAATAGAAGTTGTTTCCGATGCATTAGTAGAAGAATTGGTATTGGTACTAGAAGAAGTATTAATACCCTTTGCTGCCTGCGACATTTTGTCCTGTGCCTGAATAATTTTATTCGAAGCATCAATAATTTTATTTGCAGACGCTGTTATCCTAGCCTCCGTCTCTCCTACCTTAGCGGCTAAGGCATTATATTGAGTTGTGAGACTCTTTAATTGTGCCTCCAAACCTTGCGCTATATCAATATCTACTTTTACATTGATACTTTTCAATGACTTCTTTACATTCTCAATTTCTAGCTTCAATTTTTGGAGCTTCTGAATGTCACTGTCTACATTTGCAAATATCCCTGCCATATTTATCTATATATTTTCTTTTGGACTTGCCTTATTGCGTATTTTCTTGCTGCCGTCAACACATCATATCCCTTTGATTCTACAAAAGAGGCATAAGGCATTCCGTCAGCTAAATATAATCCGTCTTGTGGCTTTTCCGAGTATATCAACATATTTTCTGTATTTCTCACAGCTTCGGGATGACCTCCATCATCTCCTACTTCAATAGCTACTATACGCCCTTCTCTTACCACACAGAAACCAGGAGCATTACGTAGATTAAATGTATGATTTTGGTATTCTCCGTTTTTCTGGGCGTAACGTATGGCGTCTTTCCCTATTTCTACTAACTTATAAAAGAAAGCGTCCTCTATTTGTTTCTGAAGTTCGCTCAATCCGCTATCATCCCCTATGAATTCCATACTTACTTATTTTGACGCCTCCGTGATGCCATATCTTTACCTTTCACTTTCTTTATTTTACCTCCAAATATTTGATGTATCTTATCACGTTGCATTAAAACCAGATTTCTATATGGTATTTCATACACAACTTCTTTATAAGACAAATGCAAATTTTCCATGAACGACGCAATTTGTCCTAATAACGTTTCATTACCGGCTATTTTGGTGTCGCTGCCAGCAGGCTTACGTTCTTCGCTAAGCCGACAGCTTTCTGAAAAACCGATACATCAATCATTGAGATTGCTTCTTCCACGCCATTTACGCACTCTTCATAAGTACCTTTAGAAAGTTCCTCAAAAAGACTATCATCACCATTAATAAACCATGAAAGAGCGTGAGCATAGTATTTTAAATCTGCTAGAGAAAGCAGAATCTCTCTTAATGTTTCTCCCTCTCGCACATCACATAAGTATGATATAGCATTTGACAAACTGTGTATAGTTGGAGGATATATTGTATATCCTTTCTTATTCACAATAATTGTCCTAAAATCATTTCCAATAATTGATTGTGATATAACTTTTGCTCCTTTGTTCATAACTATCTTATTAAAAAGGGGCAAGAACGACAAATCCTCACCCCTCACCACTTTACAATATAGATAATGTCTCTGACGGTTGCGTCCCATCTTCTCCTGAAGAGCCATAGTTTACAGTACTCCCAGCGTTCACCCGCCTTGATCTAGCAGAATAACTATTTGAATTCGTAGCTGTTTCAGAAGAAGCAAGTGCTACATTTTCAGATCTTCATACCCCTTCTTTTACTTCACCCGCATCAAACCAGTATTCCGGCATAACAGCCTCATTTAAAGGTTCTAACATCGTAGCTACAACTGCAATACCAACTGCACCATCAGTATTGGCTTCACGAGCAACTACATTTGCATAAGGAAGAACGCAATACTGATCGTCTTGCGTTAATGCAATCAAACATTTTTTCACCTCCACAATACCACGGGCACGCTTCCAACCTTTATCGGTATTAATAATTTCACCGCCCATAAGTTCTTTTTTTGTTGCATAATCATAGCGACCAATCGTGAAGTTAAAGGTCACATCTCCCATTGTTTTAGCTCCCATACGGTAAGTTGAACCTGTCAGCTGATTTTTGTAAGATTCTTGCGTAGGATCTCCTTCTTCAATGGTCCACGTGTCTTGATGCACATTTTTAATCTCGGTAGCAGATCCGTTCGCTTTTACTAGGTTATATAACGCTGTACCTGTCAAATCAGCTGATACTGCATCTTCATCGGCATACCATAATCTTTTTATATCAACCGCTGATATTTGTATACTTTCCGCCATATCTTTTATATTTTTACATTTAAAACTTTAAACTTTAAAACCACATTTACATAACTACATGCAAGCTTTAAATCTTCTTCTATCCCTATCCGGTCTATTTCCCAATGATATTGAGTACTATCAAACACTCCACTTTCTCCTATTAAAAACTGTTTTGCAGTTCTTTCCAACTCGTTTAATCGTACCGTATTAGTCTTACCACTGGTCAAATATGGAACGCAGATGTTGATATGAGGATAACATACCTCCCAATAAGTTTCCGGCTCCAAAGCGTCTCTTACAACAATCACTATTAATTCGTTTTTTACACCTTTCTTAATGGTATTCCAACTGTCGTAAACGTCTTTTATCAAGAAGTCTTTTAGCTTATCACACAAAATCTTATATATGTCAGTCGTTACAATCATACCCAAATATCACATCTACCCTTAAACTCCTCCGAATAGCATTCGGCATTCTTCTTCACATCTCCCTCTCCTACAATATTGCCTTCGGTGTCCATACATCTGATATGAGATCCTAAAATAATCTTTTTACCCTCATAAACCACATGATAATTATATACCCAGCGTTCGCCATTGACAGAAACTTCTTTCTGTTGGGAGTTGTCATGGCAGAAGCAATCTGTTACATCCTGCCAAGACTCTCCACCGGTTCCCGGTATTGGTCGGTTATACTCGTCATTCTCTTCCGGAGTAATAACCTGTAATTGCAATTTATGCGGAGCAGTTTCTAGCATATCACCAAAATGTTACTTTAGATTTATCTGTATTCAGTGCATCTTTCAGTCCATACTTATTGCATAAAAAAGAATAGTATGACTTTATCCCGGAAATATCCCAAGAAAGAGACTTTGAATGACCGTTTTCTGATACCGATTTAGAAGTAGCTCTAAGCAATAAGGAGGGAATAAATCTTGCTATCGCAACAGAGATAGACTGTAAATTGTCTTCAGTCATTTCCCCGTCAGGATCAACCCGAGAAGAAAGATTTATCTCTATCAAGTCAGCCTCCGACAATGATATGCCGAATGACTGAAACTTTTGCTTTATGTAGTCACTAATTATCATACTTACGCATTCATCGTACCCAGGTCAAAAATTACAATCTTATTGGGAGATGTAAATTCCGGGATCCATTCGGCTCCATATTCCATGAACCTGCCTTCATCCGTACGTATGTTGGAAATATACATACCACCTTCTGAACGGGTGTAAGTCTTTCCCGGAACTGGATCGGTAATTTCATACGGAGTATGCCAGCGCATCTTTCCCTGTTTAGGAGTGGTAAACAAAGAAATACGGTTGTCTTTAAATACCTGTTTGAAAGTGCCGTCTGACAATTCCACCAAATCTTCGTTGATTACGATAGGCGGCAAGCCCAATCCTCTAAAGATAGTGGTCGCCATCTCACTAGACATAAGCCCGGCAGACAGTTGGACTTCTTTAGAATCAAAGCTTTGTTTGTAGAATTCTCCGAAGTCCTTTGATCCAATAATGCTATTGATAAAAGTCTTCCGGGACATTTCCATAGAAACGAACATGCCGAACTTAGTACGTAATTCAACGGTTTTCTCCATAAGATAACGAACAAAATTCAGTTTGTCTGAAACTTGCGGAGTGATACGATGAACCGGAAGTTCCATTTCAAGCAATTCAATTCCTTGCGGATTATCGTCTACTTTTACCGATGCTTTACCATCAGAACGAAGATCACCGTCCACAATATCCATACGTTTGTGTGGAGCAAGCAATACCTGACGCATATCATCTACAATATAGTTGATAATATCGTCCAGTGCAGCCCGTTGATCTGGTGTCTTCGCCTGATTGAACTTATTGATTAGTTCTTGAAGCATATCGAGTCTATCGTTGTCCATCTGGTATCTATCCCCCATATAGGCAACTTCGCCATATCCAGAACCCAAAGATTTACGCTCTCTTAACGGCTTGTTAGAGTTACGGTCAATTACAGAACCGGCAACAACACCCGTTACTGTTCCCAAATATGTTTTGAACACACGGGATTTCGTTTCCTCAAAATCGAGGTGCTTTTTCCAAAAGATTTGATCCAGTCTTAGAGCCTGCACACGGTCGATAACCGCTTTCACCACTCCCGGATCATTCAGTAATGTTTGAATACTCAAATACATAGTTCCTCCTTTCTTTAATAAGTGAACATGAATCTGTCACCCAAAGTCTCCTTATCCTTATCGGAGATAGGAACAATGAGTCTTGTCGGTCTGATCTCGTACGCTTGGCCTATAGCGGTAACAGTTGCACCCGCTTCTACTTTAGTCCATGCATAATTTAAAGCTGTTGCTGTTACTTTTGCCGTTTTACCGGCTGCGGCAGTAGCTTCAAACAATACCGCATCCTTTTCTGCGGCAAGCGTTGGCGAAGCGGCCAGAGTAACGGTATCATATTCCGCATTACTTTTGTCGATAGCTTCAATTGTACCGCCATTTGTACCATTACCAATATGCATACCGACGTACGCAAGAGAATTTTTCTTGATCTTCAACGAAGTAGAACCGGCAGTGATCTTCTTGGCTACTTCAACGTTCAAAACAGCTTTTGCCGTTCGTTTCACAAAATCAAGAACCAAAGGGGTAAGAGGCGGGATCTGCGCAACCCCTGTCAAATTCGAAATATCCAGATTGAAACCACCAGAATATCTATAAACCGTTTCAAAACGGCACATTTCCGGCATTTGTCTCTCAATCGGATTTAAATCATACTTAAAACCTGCTGGCATAATTAATCCTGTTTAGAGTTTTTAATTTCTTCAGTTCCCTTGTTTATCAGGGCGGCAATGTCATTTGAATTGTTTTGCTCATTGCTTCCCGATTCGGGAGTTCTCACACCTTGAAATCCTGCGTTGGCAAACGTCTGCTTTGCATCCTTGAAATAGTTATCCAAGTTTACATCTTCGGGAATATTCAACATAGGAACAAGGTTTTCGGGAATACCATACTCCTTCGCTTTACCTATGATTTGCTCTTGACGAGTGGCTTGTGCCTTCTCTGTTTCAAATTGAGTAAGCTTATCAGAAAGAGGTTTAACGGCTGCATTAACTGCGTTCGCAATGATGGTCGCTATATCATCTTTCTCTTCTTCCGGCTTCGGTTTTGGGTTAGGATTGGGATTCTCGATTTTATTTTTCAATTCGTCCAATTGTTTTTGTAGACCCGATTTTTCGTTTCTAACAGAATCAATGTCTCCTTGAAAAGCCTTCAGAAGTCCTTCGACCCCACTAATAGCAGTTTCTATTTGACTTTCTTCAGTTACGGTTTTAGACAAGTAGTCAGCCACCCCGTCAAACGCTTTATCACCAAACCCAAAGGTTTTATACTTCGTTTTTAGTGCTACTAAGATTTTTCCTTTCATACTGTATGAATTAGTTTTGTTTTCAACAGCATAAAGTTACACTCAAAGAAGAAAGCTATAAAATTATTATATGAGGGATAAACCACAATTGAGCAATTGTGGGAAATTAGTAGTTATAAGTTTATTTTTTAGAAGGGAAATGAGATAAAACGGAAAAAGAAAAGCGGAGGTTACTCCGCTTCTATAAATTATACGATATTAGGATGTTTCTTCAAATATAAATCTCTAAGATATATACTCATTAGCTTTATTATAGATTGCATTGAAATCCTTACATCTTTATCTTCTCCTGAAGAAGGGTCTTTTAATTGAATTGTATCAGGGGAATAGTATATAAATTGCTTTATATCGGCAAACATTTCATTTCCCATGTTTCTCAAAAGATAACTTAAAGCTTCTTCCTCTACATCGTAAGCCGTTTGAGGATTTATATCTTCCAGTTCTTTAATCAAAAAATCAATATTATTATCTATCGTCTTTTTGGCTGATGATTTCTCAAATAAAACCTCGCCAAGAGGAGTCATTTTTAATGGACTTGCTTTTTTTGCTAACTTATCAATCATATCATTATCAAATTTCATTAACCATTTGTTTATTTCGACAACCATATCATTGGTAGAGCTTACAATTCTTTGTAATTCATTATATCTTTGCCCAGAATCACGAATGTCATCTTTATGTTTATCACAAGGAAGATTCTCAACCTTATTCCTAGTTTCTTCTAATTTAGCATGATACTTTGACATCTTCCAACTCCCAATGATTGCTAATACTATAACAGCTATCCATGGAGCATTGTTTAGTAGATATGTGATTACTGGAGCCATATTTTGTGTTTTAGTTACTTTTATGTTGTACTATTCTATGTTTCGTTAATACAAATATACGACAACGACAACAAACAACATCCTTATCAAGAGCTTTACATAAATCTTTTAAGTAATATTTAGATTATTAACAGTTTCAGCACCAGCTTTTCTCTCACTAATAGCACTAACTTCTAGCTGGCTATCAGATAGAAGAAGAACACTAATAACAGATATATTAAAACAAAAAAGCCCGATTATATTCGGGCTTTCCAAAGCACCTCTTTCGAGGTATCCAGTACAGAATGTCGTCAAACAAAAGATCTTGATAATGCTTAATCAAAACTGAGCTGTACTAATATTATAATGCTGCCGCAATTTTTCTTATATTATTCAGCTTTTCCTTCATCTTATCGCTACTTCTAGCTATATCCAAATTATAATCTGTCTGCATCCTAACCAAAACGTCTGCCTTAATCCCTAAAGCAGCTTCCAGAACTAATGCAAATTCTGAAGTTATGGATCTTTTCCCATTTAGAACCTCATTCAGCACACTATAAGAAATACTGAACTTCTCGGCAAAATCTTTTTGCTTTATAGATCGGTATTCCAGCTCATCTTTTACCAACTCTCCGGGATGGTACGGAATGAACGATTGTAAATTGTTTGCTAATTTTCCCATATCCTTATTTATAATGATTCGTTATATCCACTATTGAACAAATTTCTATTATTGATTGATCGCTTTGACTAGGTATTTCCCTAAATTCCAAACGATATTGATCGTTTATACGCAAAGAAGAAATCCCCTTTTTATCACCTTTCAACTTCTCGTAATTTAAAGATTGGAAAGTGAATAAATCCTCCATTCTGGAGATACTCATCAAGACCTTCACGCACTTTAAATATCCCTTTACTATATTAGGTTGAAACCGATGTTTTTTATCGGTCGTTTTACCTTTTTCGTATAAGTCCGCTAAATAATCTTTTTCAAATTCTACATTCATAGCTGTTTATTAATGCTACAAAGATAGTATTTTATTTTTTAATTCGCACATTTAGCGAATTTATTTAAGATAATATTAGAAACAAAAACCGCCCCTCTTGCGAAGGGCGGGAATGAGTTACAATGTTGACTCCGAGAAATCCAGTTCGTACACGATCTTTCCACTCTCGTCCCTACTGAATACTCCCACACAGATAAGTTCAGGGAATCCGGGACCTGGTATTGTAGAAAAAATTACGGATATTGCATCTCCCTCGGCAATATCCAGCGTTTTCACTAGCTTTTCGGCTTCTTGCTCACATAAATTTGCAAGTTTCTCCATGCTGTCCGTGTTCTTGCCACAGCTGACGGATAATCTGGAGGCGTAATTGGATGTTTTCATGATTATATTTTATTTGAGGGTTAGGGTTCAGAGTTAAGCAGAGAGCCTGTCGCCTTAAATCCGTATAAAAATAAGTTATTTGGTTTTAAATGTAAATGTATCAGCATCATTCAGACCAGGAGTCTGGACTATCCACATTTTATAATCAACATTTCCTTGTGATGTATTAACAGATATATTAATAGGTCCTTTTGTTATCTCTGTATCTTCTATAAAATTTCCAGGATATGACGTTAAGCTTAGATTCCAAATATGTCCTGTTGGAATACAAATAGCAATAATTCTCCATGGGCTAGCATAAAAATTATATGAGCCTATTCCATTATAAACACCACTATTAGGCAAGGACTTTACCTCATTAGAATTAGCAGGTATAGAATTACATGTCCCCGCATACCACTTCAATTTGTCTGGCAACACACTAACTTTACATACATCATATATATTGGTTCCATTTACATTTATTGATATATTAGCAGTGCCAGAGGCCCATGCCTTAACTATTCCATCTGTGACTGAAGCTACTTTTTGATTATCACTTTTCCATATTACTGATTTATTAGTAGTATTGTCTGGAAGTATTTTATAATTAAGATTAAAAGATTCACCTACATTTATCTCCTTTTCATGCAAATTAAGCAATATATTTGTAGCTTCAACATTCAATACATTTACAATACATTCTTCATTTAATGTTTTTCCTTCAACAGTTACACTAACGGATACAACAGCCATACCCGCTTTTAACGCTCTTACCATCCCATTGTTGTCAATAGCTACAGTATGTATATCGGAAGAATCCCATTCTACATGCGAAGGTTTAGTACTATTAGATAGAAAATATTGAAGTTTCAATGTTTCACCAACATACAAGTTTATGTTATTTTCACTTATACTTAATGACACCAGTTCTTTCTCATCATCAGACGAACACGCTGTAAAAACAAATATTGGCAGAATAGCCAATAAGAATAAAATTTTCTTCATGATTGTGTGTATTTATGTGTTTTACAATTATTTGACAAAGATATACTTTAAAAATAATTTCAACAAATAAATAATACAAATTTCACCGATAAAGCCTATTTTTCTTTGATTTCAGCTACTATTTATCATAAAAAAAGCCCCGAACTTTCTTGGGACGAGGCTAGAAGATGTTATCTTTATATTACGGAACGTGTTAAAATAACAATCTGATGTTTTTTCTGTTATAAACTATTAATGAACTCAAGTGCAGAATTATATTCTAATTGCGTATATTCCATGTATTCTTTTATCGCTTGTTCTATAAAACCTCTATCTTTTAGTATTTTCAATTTATGTATTTTCTTCTTATATTCATCACTAGTGATATCTATAATCGGCAACTCCTTTTTAGGAGGAACACAAACTGTATTTTCTTTTTTATCCTTAATAATTTCTTTTTTTACAATAGCCTGTTCTTGCTTTGGAATTTCATTTTTAACAGTTGAAGTCAACCTTTCAATACTTAATAGCAAACTATTACTATTCTCCTTATAATTTTTTTTTAGTTCTTTTATGTTGTTCGTCATTCCCCATAACTTGAAAAACAGAATAATTTGTAATATTCCGAATACGATGATTACGATAGATACAAATAGTGTCATTCCTTCCATGATTTACAATTTAGTTAATGCTTTTATTTAAAGAATATATTGTCATTATAATAGTTGGAGTTGTCATATTATCAATCCATATTTTATCCCACATACGAGAGAATACATGGGCATCAACATGCTGATAATCTATTTTCTCAACTTTACCATATCCGCTACTATCTAATCCCAAACAATCAGCACAAAAATTTATGAATTCCACAAGTTCTTTGGTTAAAAGGTTACTTCTCCCTTTAAATATGACATTTAACTCATTTTCTGCGACTTCTAGTATTTCAGCTTCATAGAAAATTCCAAGTTCTAGCTTTTTTAAGCGTAGTGTATAATGTTTTACTTCATTTCCATACGAGCTTGTTTCTGTATGAGAGTATACTGGATTATATTGAAAAAGATTATTTATATCAATCGAAAAGAAATCCTTTATATCTCTTTTAGGAGGTATATCCTGTTTACCTTTAAATAAATTGAATAATCCCATGCTATGTGTGTTTTATGTTATCAATGCAACAAATTAACACAGAAACACACAAAAAAGCAAATATTACTCGATTAATTTGAATTTAGAACCGCATTTTGGGCAGATTATAGTGTTTTCTTCCTCTTTTTTACGTTCAAACAAGTCCGGAATTTCGACCTCTAACGCATCTGCTATTCTATTTAATACATCTAAAGTTAAATTTCGATTTAAAGCCATAGATAATCCCGATTGAGACATATTCATTCTTTTAGCTACATCTGCCATAGTTAATCCTTTTTCTTTTGCTATTTCTTTAACTCTTAACATAAACGTTATATTTAAATTTTGAGGCAAATATATATAATATAATGTATATGCGAAAGAAAATAGGATAAAATTCACGCATACATGAAAAATATTCTTTCTTTTTCTTGTTTTCTATTCACGCATATGTTATATTTGCACCGTAATAAATAACATATACGTGAAATCTTATTAGTAATATAAATATATGAAACGCTACAACTTATCCCAAATAATGAAATCCGCCTGGCGCTCTTACAAACGTGCCGGCAACGAAAGAACATTCTCCGAATGTCTGAAATCAGCTTGGAATCTTGCGAAATTGCAAGAATACTGCTCACCGGAAGCAGTAAAGGCTAGAACGGATCAGTTCTTGGCGGAAAGACATGAAGCCATGAGCAACGCTGCTAAGGCTACAATGGATAAGGGGTACAATAATAAGAGCATACCGGCATCGGCTTACTATACGGCTAGTACAGGAAAATACGGTGCTCATTACGTAGGAGATTAAACATTAAAACATACGGATATGATAGAAACAGTAATCATTATTTTAAGCCTGCTTGCCGGATATAAGATGTTCGGTGATGATAACGACAGGTTTTTCATGTGCTAAGCAAGAGCGACACGATAGTATCAACACATTAAATAAAATCATTATGGAAACAAGAAGTTTGGAATTATGGTCTACCGATAGGATTGATTTGGTAGAAGCGAAAAACGGTCAAGCCGTGACCTCTTCTTTGGTGGTTGCGGATTACTTTAGGAAGGCGCACAAAGATGTACTTAGGTCGATTAAAATGCTGGATTGTAGCAGTATTTTTCAAGAGCGCAATTTTGCGCCCTCGTTCTATATCAGCGACTTAGCTAATGGAGGACATAAAAACAACCCCATGTACTACATGACCCGTGACGGCTTCACCTTCCTCGCCATGGGTTTCACCGGAAAGGTAGCCGCCCAGTTCAAGGAAGCCTACATCAACGCCTTCAACGAAATGGAAGAGAAGCTCCGATCCGAGCGTTGCACCAAGTACGCAGAACGCATCGTCAAAAAGCAAATCAAGGAGTTCAACCAATCATTGCAACAAACGCTCGCTAGCGGTCGCAATAAACACGGAAGTATCTACGGTGGAATGATACCCTATGGAAAGGAAGAAGTTGCGTACAACCCGAAAGAAAGCATGGAATCGAATCTAAAGCGGATATTCGGTCAAGTACATGAGATGTGTAAAGATGGCTTTCTTATGACTTCGTTAGCTGTCGAGACGAACAAGATGCTACAAGAGCTTATTAACAAGAAATAGAGTAGTCAGGGGGCTTCGGCCTGGCACATTAGTTGACGCCAATCAGCGGGAAAGGGTAGCTTCAGGGCTGCCCTTTCTTTATGTATAGTCTCTCATGCAACGTTTCGCTCCCTGACCATATTTGAGATAATGGCGTAAACCTTATCCAAGATATTATTTCTTTCCGCTATTTCAAGTTTTGTTTCTCCCTTGAACTTCTTCTTATAGTTACTAATAGAAATGTGATAGAGGTAATATAATTGCTCATAAACTTTGTGCCAAACGTCCTGTTGTCTAGTGTTGGTTGCCGAAGCATATTTGTTCACCAGTTGGCGGATCTTATCACGAAGAGAAATTTCCGGAACCTTTTCCGATGAAACAGCAACCGCCAACAATAATTTCCCGTTTTCTTCTCTCTCCTGTTCCATTGCATCCAGTCTCTTTTCTACGTTTTCAATCCGTTTGCTTTGTTCAAGCAAAGCTTGCGCAGACTGGACCAGTATTTCAAGTTGGGATAATGGCTTCTGTTCGGCTACTTTATGAAAAACTTGTCTATATACCTCAAATACAGGCCGAACCTTCCGAGCAATAAAGTATTCGAAACAAGACAAAGAAAGTTTATAATCATCTTTAGGACGTCCATTGAGGTTTTTGCCATTTTGGGCAAAAAGTATATAATCCTCATTTTCAATGAAGTTAGATTTTAACGCTCGTGTAGCTTTCCCTCTCTCTGAATAGACAAGCGGCCATACATCGTCAATATTTACTGGATAAAGTTCATTTTTCTCTTTCAAAGCTAAAATAGCATTGAAATACTCTTTGATTTCTTCACTTGTACTTGATTTTGTTAATTGGTCCATAATCATTATATTTGCAACATAAAGTTAATACTATCCCCATCAGCGGCTCGGACACTTCCGCTTTTGGGGATTTTAATTTGTCCGATTTTGTAGCAAGCGAGGATTCGAACCTCTCACGCCTTACCGACTTGCTGAACCTGCCACGCCTGGCATATAAAAAAGCGCCAAAGGCAAGCTCCTCACTTCTCACCGATGGCGTTATATCTTTCAGCCGTGAGGATAGCCGTATTATTTTCTATGCACAAATTTATTTCATATCCAATTATAAGCCTAAAATTTTCACTTCCGGAAAACCACAATTCGCTTATTGTGGTTTATTTGTCTTTTGAGCTAAAATCGAACTATACATTAAAAAGACTGCAACGATTTACTATTTTGTTCCATTTTTCCTACACTTTTTGTATAACCCCCATAATTTTTCTAACCACACACCCTAAATATTATTCTTTTTGACTGATTCTAAAGATTCATTCTTTTCTTCCTCCTCAATCTCTTTCAGGACTTCATCGACCCTTTCGGCATTACCGGCAAACAAAATTCCCTCTCTCCGGGACCATACTTTACCATTTATTGCACTAACTGCCGTTGCTACTCGTTCGTCAATATCATCAATCATATACGGAACCAAATCCACATCAATATCAATAGTCTGGGACGCCTTGTCAAATTCGGATGGGTTAATATCCGCCAAAGCTGATACCAAAAAGTTTACCCTCCGTTGAAAGAACTCTCCAATTACTTCCGCATGATTAGATACCGCCATGTGCGCACCCATAAAAATATACCTGAACGCTTTCCCTGAAATGGCATTTCCAAGACCTTTCAACTCTTGCGGTGATATACGTGGAGTATTCGTCAGATCGTACGCCCTGTTAGTAAGCCCTTCAAGTTCCAATTTAACCGTATCAGGAACCTGATTCCAGGTCAGATATTGAGCGTTCGCCTTATCTCCGGTCAATTGTATGATCCTGTTTCGTTTCTTTCCTGTAAAGCCTGACACATCCCCAAAGAGCATTAAATACGGGAAGAAGTGGTAGTCTATACAATCGGCATAGCTTGATAATATCTTCTCTATACGTACACGTATAGTCTTTATCTTATGGCAATAAGTTTCTGTACGATAACCATATAAAACAGGTAGCTTCTTGAACCCGTGCCTGAAAGACTTCTCTTCTACCGCTTCCCACCCATTCGTATTTTCCCACTGGTAAACATGGGTAGCGGTAACAGTTTGAAAGCATACTTTTTCTACATCGTCCAGATCTTTCTTTTTATATTCACGTGAGAAAGCAACCAAATCTCCGGCATCATCAAAGAAAGGGTAAAGTTTATCTCCCCTGAATGGAGACCATATTACGCTGCGGAGCTTATTTTGCGGCCTTACACTTCCTCCGAAAGCCTTCTGTATTTTATTCCAGAATTTAGTCCAGAACGAATCATCTTTGACTGCATACCAGTATTCGGCACATTCCTGTTCAGAAAGCCAAGAACGAACTATACGTTTATTCTGGTACTTTATTTTATTCTTCTTCAATACTTGTTGAATAGCATAAAATAACCCTTTTTCATCTTCATTTGACGGAGCGCAATCCATCTTAGGCTCAACCCCTACTGTAAACGCTGTTTGAATATTGGTTATATCTTGCTCCAACGGAATAGATATACGGTTACACGGTTCTGTACGTTTTTTAGCTGGAATAGTAGTGCTTTTACCGGTACTATCATTCCATTCTTCCCTTTCCTTCTCTTCAACAACTTCGATGTCCGGGTATTTTTCTTTATCCACAATGATCTCATGCAAATCAGCGTTCCAATCCTTCCAGTTTTCACCGGTATTAGGTTCCTCCGTTTTACGTCCTTTCTTCAAATATTCGATCTTCTGATCTACACCTTCTAATGCTAAAATCTCTTCTAATGTCATATTGATATATTTTTAACGTCCAAAAATCCCCGAATAATTCTTGGGTTTCTGAATTTTACCAAGAAGCTCACCCAATACATAATAACGAGCTGCATCGATGGCATGGTTATCATGATCTTCCGGTTCATTTATATAGTTCCCATCCTTATCTTTAGCCCACACATATTTCCGTAGTTCTTTTTGAAGATTGTATGAACGTTTAGTTACAAAAATATCCATGGTCTTCATTTTGTCTATACCTGCGTTAATAGAACCCGAACCCTTTTCGACAGGATATATTTTTATCCCTCCATTGTGTATCTCTTGAATCAACCGTGGATCAGCACTATCGGCTATAACCTTCAATCCCCATGGACGAAGCGTTTTAATGATATCAGAGGAAAGAAGCCCGGTTCGGTAATCTACTTCATCCAAGTACAAAGCATTATCAATAATTCCGCAGCGAATAGAGGCGGACGGGTCATGAGTATACCCGAAATCTTGCCCAAAAGCAACCTTTTTGCACCAAATCGGGAACTCATCAACAATTCCCCACTTCTTGAACACAGCACCTTCCGCCACATCTGCCCAACGGCCAATAACCACGTGAGCATATTTATCCGGATCATTAACCTTCATATCTTGTACTTCTTTTAAAAATTCTGACGAAAGATTATCCAGGTTATCTAGGTAGGTAGTATGAATGTGAAGCACATTCGGATGAGTGGATATTTGAACTTGTACACCGTCAATATCTATAAGTTTATGAGTTTTTTCAATAAATCGTTTATAAACCCAATGATTAGAATCGCACGGATTCATTATGATAATAATGCGATTCTGAATACCTTTTTGTCGAATGGAAAGCATTATCTTTTCAAAATCCTCTTCACTAGTCCATTCTTCCGCTTCATCGCAGACAAAAGTTGTAAGCCCTTGAATTGACTTTAGTTTAGCGGTCTGAACACCGGATGAAGTTTTTATTCCTCGGAACATAATAACACTATCAGAATAAGTATTGATTATGTCAGTTTTAGTAACATCAAAGCAATCACTTGCAAAATCCAATTCTATTTTATCCTGAAATTCGGGTATAATAGACATAGACGCCGAAGACATTGTATATCTTGAAAATAGAATTTTATGACCTCTTTCAAAAGAAAGTCTTTCCAAAAAAACAGATACATTGAAGCTTTTTCCACTACCTCTTCCACCTGTTACAATTGTAATAAACTTATCTTCATTCTCGTATAATTTTGCATAAGGCGCTTGCGATATTATGCTAAACAATCTCATGTCTTCACCCCTCCATTTTTCAAGAATTCAATAACAGGAATACTTCCTTTCAATTTGATTGTACTATCTTGCTTCTCGGAAAGTCCTAATTTACGAGCTATAATATTGGGATTAAATGCCCCCACAATAGCTCCTTCAAGCTGTTGAGTTTCTATTATATTCTCTATACGTGATATGACTTCGGAAAATACTTCATATTTTTGGCTTGTCTTAAACTCACTCCAATATCCATTATTTGCTCCTATATAAGACAAAAAGCCAGATAATGTATATGGTCTTTGAGTTGGGCTATCTTCTTTTTCTTTCATCTTTCCTTTGGTCTTATTTTTTATAACACGCCAAGGATTGTCATCACACCATTGAAAATATTCACAAGCAGCTTCCCACATTAAATCAGGCGTAGAAAACAGTGTATCACGACCATGTTTGCTATGTAACTTCCAAAATTGATTTCCTTTAGGAGCTGCCATTTCTATTTATTTAAAAATAAACCTTCATCTCTTAGATGAGAAATAATTCCAGTGTAAATATACTCTATATCCTTCCGAAAGTCCTTATAATTATTGTAGAGAACAACCACAGTTTCGATATTGTGGGAAATAAATGTTTTATCGCTGATATTTACCGATTCGGCAATCTTATCCCGAAGTCCTTTTGGCATTCTTCCACCGGCCAAGACACTGGGAGCATAAAGAAAAAGAATAATAAATATAAACTTCTTTCTGATATGAACGCTACCCTTATTTCCCGGACAATCCCTAAAGTCCTGTATTTCACAAAACCATTTATATATGGATGGAATATAATCCAGATCTGACATAATAGGAGCAGATAATTCAGACTCTCTTTCTGACAATCTGGATTTCTGCTCTCTGATAGATTTTAACTCTGATATTTCTGAAAACATAGTACGATTATTAAAAGTAAATAGTATATTTGTACTATGAATTATGGAAGGGCGTCTATCTGGTGGTTCGGGTGACGCTCTTTTACTTTACACTCTTCCCCCACATTTCCGCATTATACAGGGCATAAGCATATAGCTTTATCTCTTCGCTGGTTTCCAGGAATTCCACTTTCATGGCTTCCTTCATACATTCCGCCAGTAGGTTGCTGTTTATCTCTTGCTTCATAATCATTTTAAAGGATCAATTATTTATTCTCCGTCTTCTATTTTTCTTTTAAGATTACTGTATTCATCCTCAATGCACTTGCTTATCTTGGCTGCATCTTCGTAACGTTCAGACTCTATCAGTATTCTTTTTATCTCTTCAAGCTGATTGATGTATACGATGTCATTGCGATCCGTTACGTGCTGAATATAACTTTTGATGCCATTCAGCTTGTCCTCCATGCGTCTGTGCCATTTGCTTATCAAAATTACAACAATGGCAACGGTTGTGGCATTGAGGATGAATAACGCTATTTTAAGTATTAATTCTGCTACTTCGCTTATTGGCATGGCTATTCCTCCTTCTTTAATTCTTCAATAAGAGCATCAGCAAATATAACTGCGGCACGTGCAATATTAGTTTGAATTTGTCTTTGACCATGCTCTGCTCCCTCACATAAAACCTGATGATAGAAATCTTCATTTGACATTATTGCAGTAACTGTTTCCTTTGCTATTTCATAACGTCTCTGTTCCCAATCAATATTATCAGACCTTTCTTGAAGTATTTCAACATCATCAAAACTTAATTCAATAGGATTACCGTAACTATCACACTTATCAAGTGTGACACGTGCGTAATCAGCAATATTGATAATTTCTCCAGTTTCTTTTACTCTTACTTTCATAACTATTCTTTAGTTTTAATATATCCGTTTTCAATACACCAGCAAAGCATCGCGTAGGCTGCGTCAATTAATAAATCTGATTTAAACTCTTTATAGTAATCAAATTCATCAGACATTGAATAGTATATAGACCATACATCACAATCATAAGTGGATATTGTAAGATAATAAGTATCTGTAACTATCTTAATTTCTTTCGGCAGTAATTCTATTATGTCCTGCAAGGTGTAGGTAGGAATTGATTCATACGACATAAACCCACAAGTTTGAAATGCCTTATGCAAGCTCAAAAACCATTTACCTTTTGATTTGTCATCAATACGGATTCCATGCGACACTCTCGCCCAATACATACTTGCATCACTTGTGTCCAATCTAAGTTCCTGTAAATGTTTCATCTGTTCGACTGATAATACCTGTTTTGATTTCATAATTCATCCTCCAATTTTCACTGTTATTTGATTTTTAAAAATATCATTATCCTATCCCACAATAGTAGATAGCCCTCCCAATAGTCACTAAATCTAAAGTAGTACCAGCTCATTTGTATATACCATATTGGCAGGTAAACAAAAAATAAGGCTAACCATAAAGGGGTAAGCAACAATCTGATTATTAATCTAAGTTTATCCATAATCAATCTCCTTTCTCTTTAATCCGTTCTAGTACATCTTTGTTGGCTTTGAGGATTTCATCGAAAGACGGGATTGGCATCCATCCGACAACATCATATACATATCCAAATCCATATATAAGCCAGCTCTTGTTTCTTAAATTGCAACAAGATTCACAGATTGACCCATTATTACGGACAACTAAAACACGTTGTTTTTGTTCCGGCAATCGTTCTTTCACGCTTATCCACGGGGATTGCTTTGCCTGCCATTCTGCACCAGATTGAAAATCTTCCATACAATCAGATTTCCGACTAACATAGTTATCTGGATCAACCTCCTTTAAAACCTTTTTTCTAAACTTTGTTTTATTAGTAGCATAGTCGTATGCTGCTTCTTCTAATGTCTGTTTCATATTACTCTGTTTTACGGTTTTCTCTTAATTTTTCTTCACTGACGGTAGTATTAGAAATTGTATTTGTATTATTGGGTTTGCAATACAAACACATTTGGGTAAAAGGTGAATATACCCTCCCACACTTCGGACAAATCCAGCCCTGCTGTCCAAACAGTCCGTTATACGGATTGATTGCGCTTGATTCTTGTTTCATATTATGGTTTATTAGATTAATATTTCTTCCCGTGCATTTTTTCACGGAGTTCGTTATACTTCATTTTCTGATTGCAACATGAGTCATTCCACCAGTTAATTCATGGCCTGTTATTGCCGTTAGATGCCCTAAATGCGGATTAATTTCGCTTTTTGACGCTAACTTCCTTGACATTTAACCATTGTAGTACTCGCAATGGTTGCAATCTTTTGGACTGCCGTACAAGTTTAAAACAAGTACGGCTTTTTTCTATATTCTTCATTTCTATTTTTATTTTAATTACACAAATAGCGATTGCTGGATACGTGATAACACAAATTTATTCGCATCAGCAAAGAACTTTTTTTTAATCTCAAATCCGTATGCCCTGCGTCCCAACTGGGCAGCAGCTAATAAGGTAGAACCGCTTCCGGCACATGGATCAATAACGACATCACCTTTGTCGGTGAATATCTCTATCAGTCTACGAAGCAAAGGAACCGGTTTTTGCGTGCTATGAACCTTCGGAGTTTCATTGTCCACCACCCAATCAAAGCAATTGAAGATCATCCGACCATCGTTGTTAAATTTTGGAAGTTTATCGCGGTAAAGCAACAATCCATATTCACAATTGCCGACTATCTTCATATTGGCTTTCAAGACTTGCGCTGAAAAGTTCTTTCTAAATACAAGATTGATGTAATTATTCAGCCCATATCTTTTACCCAGTTCAATATACCGGAACTGGTCTTCAAATTCACAAAAGATTATCATGCAAGGCGCCTTGCCTTTTTCTTTGGGTTCCTTTACAAGCATCTGACTACAGAAGTGCATAAACTCGGCAGGGCGAAAATCTTTATCGGTATCAAAGAATTGTTTGCCGGCTAATTCGCTTTCCCCGTTCTTGTTATCTCCGTCCACATACCATGAAGGGTTAGAAGCATAAGCACTATTGCCTAAATTGTAAGGGACATCAGCTATAATTAGTTGAGCCTTGGGAATGCCATAAGAACGGAAATTTTGGAAATGGTCATTGAATAACTTAGGTTTTATATTTTTATCCATTTTAATCCTCCTGATGTTTTACTCCTGCCATTTAATACTTGAGATATAGCCCCTTTACATAAACCTTTTGATTTTTCTGCTAATCTTACAGATTCAAAAACCTCGCCTGTGTTAACACATTTTACCATTGTATAAGAATGTCTCTTTTGATGTAATTCCCTATATGCATGTTTTAAATTATCACTTCGGCTACACCACTCTAAATTATCAACATGGTTATTGCATTTATTACCATCTTTATGATTAACTTGTTCAAGGTTTAAAGGGTTATTTATAAAGGTTTTTGCAACAAGTCTATGAACTGTGAAAGCCTTAGTTTTATTCCCTATTCTTAGCCAAACGATACAATATCCATTATTTTGAATACCGTATTTAATAATTCTTCCTTTATGTATACATGTATGTCCATTTTTACAATATCTTTTTCTATCAACAGATTTTATTCTACCAAAAGAAGATGCTTGGTATGAATAGTCTGTTTCAGGAATAATTTTCCAAACTTCTTGGAAATGATCATTATATAGTTCTATTTCTTTCATTTCTGTTCTGTTATGGTTTAACTTCTTTGTATATTACATCAGGGTGATTCTCACAATATTTTATAATCTTTTCGTTTCCTTCCTGCCAACAAATAGGCACAGAGGCTAAACTTCTTACATTTTTTGCTAAATCGCAATCGTTGCAATTTTCTTTCCCCTTAACTTTGATTCGTTCATATTTCTTGCCATCTATAATTATTTTACTCATTTCTATTCTTGTTTTACGCAAATCCTTGATAATCATTCAAGAACTTGCAAGGTTTAATCAATTATCTAATTCTGCTATTCTCTTAAAAATATTATACACAAGTTGTGGGCACATTGAATTTCCATAAGCATGAAATACTTCTTCTTTTAATCGAGATTTGCCATACAATTCAGATGATCTATCGGAAAGCCCATAACCCACGCTACAAACTGGTGGTTGACCAGCCCACGTAACCCCAACCGATAAAGCTGTTCCGGCAAACAGCCTGCGCTCCTTGACAATCGTCTTGCATACATTGGAGAAGAAAGATTCTCCCTCCGGTAATCGGATGCCGTCGGAGTAAGCAACCAAGTAACATCGAGCTCTTCTTTGGGGCGCACCTGCGTCTGAAGCGTACATAATCTTCCATTCCGCATTGTACCCCAATCTGGAAAGCGAATGGAGGATTTTTGCAAAGTCTCTTCCGTTGTTAACTCTTGTGATATTGGCAACATTTTCTGCGACAACCCAGAGAGGTCGGATCTCATCAACCGCCCGGCACATGTGCCACCACAATCCTGTTCTTTCTCCTTCAAGGCCGAGCTGACCCTTTCCTCCTGCCTGCTTTGCCTTACTTGCATCTTGACAGGGGAAACCGCCTGTAAGGATATCCACTCGGTTTCTCCAAAGATTAAAGTCTGTTTTGGTAATATCTGCATAACTTGTACTTTTAAATCGTTTATCTAAAAAGCTACGGCAAAAATCATTTATCTCGCAATGAAAAACATTTTCCCAACCCATCCATTCAGATGCAAGTTCAGGAGCGCCAATCCCGCTAAATAAAGAGCCGTGTGTTAGTTTACTTTGTTTCATCACCATTCGTTGTTTAATTAATTGTATCCATTAAGTAGTCTGATATTGCGTAGACTACCAGATAAAATAAGATGTTAACTCCTAGGAGAAGGAGGATGTTTAGGAGTATTCTCATTGTTTGATTACGTTTTAGCAATATAAGGACTTCCAACACGGATAAAAGCTCTTTCAATAGCATCCTTATCTCCGCTTTCCACAAGCTTTTTCTCTTGTTCAAGGTATTCGACATAAGATATACTATTGTTATCACGTTCTTCAACTTCTTTTTGACGCTGTAAACGATATTGTTCACGTTCATGCCGATCAATTCCTTTTCTCCTTTCCGATATATATTCAAGCATAGCACTTGTTATCTTCATAGGATCAATGGCTCCGTAAAACCTCCCATATTTGCCAGATTTAAAACGAGCTATGAAAAAACATATTTCAGCGGCATTGATATAATAATACTCCGAAAGAAATATTGCAGCCAATTCCTCAAGTTGAGTTTTGGCTATCTTTGTAGATACCTCTGCAAAATCATTCAACGTTCCAAATTGAATTTTAAGCCACTCTAAAGGAGTTTCATCCCCATAAGTAGAAGCCAAAAGCCCCAAACTTGGTATTTCAAGATTTAAAGCTAAATCTGCGTGTGTAGCATTACATCTGACAATTTTAAACTGCAAATCCGGGTTATAATCAAGAATGAATTGTGCCGGATCAGGGTATTTGTCCAATAATGCCCTCTGCTTCAAGCTCCTTTCTCTTTTTTGCGGCAGCTTCTCGGACGGTTGTAGCGACTGCAAGAACTGAATCACGTTTTCGCTGCTCGCTATCTTGTTGATTTTTACTAATCCTTGTTCCATTGTAGTTACCTTCTAAAATCTTAATGAAATTTGTCGGTCTGAATATCCAATCAAAATCACATCGCCAGTTTTGGTTATTATGCCCCAAAAGAAATGCCGATTGAGAAACATTGTTGAAAACAGTCATGATAGCCTCTTTCCCATGTTCGGTTGCCCTTGCCCTTATAGCCTTCTTTCGTTTATCAGTCATTGTTGTAACCTCTGGGAGCTTTTCACTAAATATTTTGTTAAACGTATCCATAAGAGCATTATAATTTATCTTATCACTCTCTTTGCTTTCCTGTGGTGGGACTTCCCCTTGGGGGGGATTATAGGGGGGATATTCTTCTTCTCTTTCTACTTCTATTTTAGTCACGTATTGTTCAGTGAATGATACGGTAGTATTACGTGATTGTTCCGTTATTAATAAGTGAATATTCTCTTTAACTCTGTCTATTAAGCATTTAGGTATGTTCAAATCCTCATAATTTGGTTTGTTGATTACTTGATGCCGAGTGAAATTTGGCAGATATATGAATCTTTCCCCCTTATAGGAAAGCAGACATATAAATCCGTTTATCACAAGCTCGTTCATCCATTTTTCAAACTGTTGAATTTGGATTTGGTCATACGGAAATATTTTAGACTTAAGCCAAACAGAATCACCTATCACGATTCCTATATCATCAGAGAAATTCCATAGGCCTATATAGAGAAGTCTTGCATCCCTTGTAAGGCGGCCTATTTTGGTATCATCCCAAAACTTTGGCTTAATCATTCTATTCCGTGCCATGCTTGTTATATAAATGTTTATCCATAATTAAAAGTTATTTAGGGCTACCGATAAGTAGCCCTGTTGATTTATGCGGCATCTTTCCCTAGAAACTTATTCACAAAATAGATTTGTCCTTTTCCTGTAACCTTCGTTGTAGTAGTAACTAACACCGTCCCATCTGGCTTGGTTATTGTTGTTTGTTTTATTTCAAACAATCCTAATTCCATAGATTTTTGTGTAGGTTGATTATAATATTGTCCTTTCTGACAGAGATAGCCATTATCACGCATCCATGAGAACAAGCGATTTTGACCGATATTCACACCGTTCTGCTGTAGTATCTTCGCTAATTCAGCGATCAAACAAGAACGTTGGGAAGTCGAGACCGCATCGGCAAAAAGAACTTTAGGAGCGTCCTGTTGAATTTTACTTTCTGCTTCGATAAGGCGCTGCTCTTTTCGTTTCAGTGTTTCTTGTGCTACAATCAACGCACGTGCCATAATTTCTTCGGGAGTATCATTTTGCTGGGTTGTAATATAGCCGCCATGTTTGCGGATAGATGGAAGAACTTCGCCACATACCCAATCTTGGAAAGGTTCGGCTTGTGGTTTGTCCGAACGCATGATTACTTTATATAGATTCTTTTCTGTTACAAAATTCATCTGCTGTGCTCTACCCATTGAATCTATGACCCCAAACCGAATGGGGGCATCCTTTATTCTTGATTGTACGGCGTCTACTCTTAACTCAAGCACTTTACACACATCCGCCAAGCAGAATAATGGTTCTTCATTCTCATTCATCGCAATTCTTACCTCTCCGAATTGCTCATTCTGAAAGATTTTAATTTCATTCATATTATTTTATTTTAGATTTTATACTTTACTTAATAAAATAACTTCTCTCCCTTTTTGCGGAAAGTGAGGTAGCCCACATATAGGCTACCAAACACGATTAATATTTCAATCATGGCTATTATCTTTTGATTATTCCCGTCCTTCTATATTCTTCCCATTTATCATACTGTTTCGTTTTAACGAGATAATGGAAACATGAACACTTTAGCTCTACTTCCTGTCGCTCGATTATTCTAGTCCAGCGGAGAGCCTCCCTTGTTCGTTCAAGCTCTTTTTCAAGTGCTGCTATTCTTCGTTTGTCTGCTGCGCTTGATTTGGCTACTTTCGGAAGCATATCGGCCGCCTTATGGAATACTTCACGATACACATCGAATACAGGGCGAACCTTGCGGGCGATGAAGTATTCAAGGCAGGAGACGGAGAGGTAGTAGTCAATCTTATTTTGCCCGCCTCTCGTTCGCTCACCATTTTGGGCGAGCGGCTGATAATCAACGCCTTCTATGAAATTTTCTTTTAAAGCTCGTACAGCCTTGTCTTTTGCTGAATAGCACAACATCCAGCAACTATCAAGGTTGACAGGATAGGTTATTTCCATTTTGGAAATAGCCAGAATAGTTTTGAAATAACGTTTGATTTCTTCGGTTGAAGAAGATAATGATAAGATGCACGTGTCGTGTGCAGACGTGAGTCTACAATTTACTATACTTCGATTGCTGCTCAATTTCATGGAGTTTGGCATACGATGAAATTTGAGTTATGTATAAAAAGAAAGCCGTTAGCCTCCCAAAAGTCGCCAAACTCCGACTAAATTCGCATAACGAAAGCAGCCCGTAGGGAAAACTAACGGCTATATCTTAGCGATAAAAGCTGTCAAGTAGATACAAAATATCTACTTTCGAAATGCAACTAAATCAAAGTTTGGCGAACTTTATGTCGCAAAGATACGCTCAAATTTCAAAATACCAAATGAAAATCTTATTTTTCTGCTAAGTAACCATTCACAACCTCTATAAACTCCTCCAAAGAACGGCAGACAACATATTTATTCCCTACAGATTCAACCGCTTTTTGCCATTCCTTTTGACTGTCCTGTTGGCGTCCATTCGGCTGCTTCATTTCAACGCATAAGGAAGAGTAACAACCGTTAGACTTCAGAAGTATCAAATCAGACACTCCCGCCAAAGCTCCTTCCGCTTTCAATATTGCGCCGGTAATATTGTTTCTGGCTCCTCCATTCGGAACGGAAAAGAGAAGTTTCTTATATTGCGGATATTGATACCGGAACCAATTCACGCATGCAATTTGGATTTTACTTTCAACGTTTCTCATTACTCCTTTGAAGTTTCTTTCTTGTTTTACGAATTATATCTTCATCTCTCAAATTATATCCCCTAATGAGGATTTCTGACGTTTTCAAGCACCGGACTATCGTCTGGTATTCTTGTTTGGTGATTGTTATTTTCATGTGGGACAAGCAGGAGTCGAACCTGCACAAGTATCGTCTGCTTTCTCGTTTTCGTCCGTAGATTGGTTATCCTACGATTTTTAAACTACTCAACCAGTTACTAACAGCACCGGTCTTGATGACATCCATTCTTATGTACACTTAGAATTTCCGTTCATTTAGTCTTAGCGCCCTATGACCATTTTGTCCCATGTTCGCCCGCCAATCTTCACAGACAGGCAGGCTGGGATAAAAAGGTTAACAAAGCGCTTATTTATAAGTTACGTTGCCTAAACCATCTATAAATTTTCTCGCTGTTCCACCTGCATTATACAGAATAGTAGAATTCCGTACAGAGGCTTTCTCTTTTTGGTGAATACCACTACTCTTGAAATTAAAAGATTTTTCTGGATTGAAAAATCTCGCTACATCATTGGGAAATTTTCTCTTTTTCATAAAATTCTATTTTAAATAAATTCTTTGTTACGTTCAATTTCTTGCTGGGCATATACCAACATTTGATGTTCATTAGCAGCCGGTAGATAAATATCTGCCTGTGCCGTGCTCCAATTACGAAAACGCTCAATAGATAAAGTCATTTCCCCTGTTGTCAGTTCGGCAGAACTGCGCAAATAGGTTACTTCATTGCCTTTCTTGTTGACCGTCTTTCTCTCAAACAAATCACGGTTGCAAGTCCTCTTATAAAAATCAATTTTTGCTTCATCGAGGCTGCAACCGTACTCACTACCGAAATACCCTAAAAGAAGATGCAAGTAGCTGTTTT